GCTAATACCCAGTGGCATGGCATCGCTAAAGGAGCCCTGCCCGAATGGATAGATAAGAAAGACTGCCGTAGCAGCCGCCACCGGGGCAGAGTATGCGACAAAGATCCAGGGCCTCATCCCTAATCGATAGCTAAGTTCCCACTCTCGTCCCATGTAAGCATAGATGCCAATGAGAAAGTGGAATACTGTAAGTTGGAATGGACCCCCGTTGTAGAGCCATTCATCAAGTGAATTAGCTTCCCAAATTGGGTAGAAGTGTAGTCCGATGGCATTGCTGCTCGGAACGACGGCTCCCGATATGATGTTGTTTCCATAAAGAAGGCTGCCTGATACTGGTTCACGAATACCATCAATATCCGTTGGAGGTGCTGCTACAAAAGCAATGATAAAGCAGATAGCTGCAGCCAGTAAACAGGGGATCATGATCACCCCAAAGTGTCCGATATAAAGACGATTATTAGTACTGGTTACCCAGCTAAGGTACTTATCCCAGATATTAGACTCTTTCTGGGGTAGAGTTAAAGTTGCGGTCATCGTAAAAATCGAAAACATCTAATGCCTTATGGGCACGACGATCACCCAGATACGGTAGCATTAGATTAAGCAGTCGAGTAACATCTTTTCTATTACCAACTTGCCACTTCCAAGCATCTTTATTTTGGTGTGACCGACGCGGGCAGTAAGTAATTTTGTTGTTAGTGCAGTTAGCTAACCTAGCGAACTTAAGTAGAACGTCATGATCAGTACTGACTAGTTGGAGGTAGCAGTAACCTTTTTTCTGACTAATGGATATAGACCCTTCGCCCTCGAAGAGTCCAGCCATCCATGCGGAATCCGCGATTGTAACCATGTTAGTTAGTTAAGTCGAGTAACAGAGACTCGTCCAACTCCAGAGGCAGTGAGACCGATAGCATCAGCCGCACCTTTACTGAGATCAAGAGACCTATTAGAGTAGTAGGGTCCTCGATCGTTTACCCGAACAACGGCACACCGCTTGAAACAAACACGAAGTTTAGTTCCAAAGGGTAGTGTCTTGTGCGCTGCAGTAAGGGCATTTTGATTGTATCGTACACCACTAGCAGTAAGGCGGCCATTAAAGCCTGGACCATACCAACTAGTGATGACTGACAGAGTAGTTAGAAGAGGTAGCATAATAATAAAGCAAGGAACTTTAGTATTGTTTACTCCTACAATTCTGCCAATACACGCGCAGTATAGGCAGAACTACCAATACTTACTTCTTCTTTTTAGGCTTAGACTTACCTGCACTGCTGAGTGCAGCAGCAACAGCTTGTTTCTGAGGGTAGCCTTCTGCCTTCATCTTACGGATGTTAGCAGATACAGTCTTATCGGATGAGCCTTTCTTGAGGGGCATTGGAATCTCCTATTTCTTTTTAGCAGTTTTAGCAGCACGTTTGAATTGAGCTGCAGTGGGTGCACCTTTAGCACCAGGTTTACGCATCTTCTCATCACTGCCTTTAGCGATACGCATACGCTTGGCATGGATGTTTGCGTAGAGTCCAGGTTTAGCCATTTAGCATTTCCACTTACGAAGGGCTAGTGCTTTACGAGTAGGGCGACCCTTCTCATCTTTCATTGGTCCCTTCACACCACCCATACGGGCACAGAAGGAACGCTTACGTGGCCCTCCTTCAGGCTGTGGAGCCTTTAGGTTGGAGCCAGTAGCTTTGTTATATTTGGCACGACCGGCAGCCGTAAGGCCACCAGTGCGTGATTTGTGTACACCAATCTTAAGGCTGACGTTACTTTTTCTTTCCGCCATTACCTTTGTGTCCTTTCTTACCGCAAGACATTAGAATACTCCAGGGATGATTTGACCAGTTACGATATAAGCGCCAATAGCAGCCACGAAGCCAAGCATAGCAAGGCGACCATTGAGGAGTTCAGCACGTTCGTTATGAGGCACAGTGTAGGATTCGTCAGTATACATGGTGGGTTCTTTAGCGAAGATGTTAGTGTCGTTCATTAGGTGGGTTAGAATTGAATGTTGGATCGTTCAAGCTTATCAGCTACATCAGCACGATAGGCAGGGTCTCGGTCATAGCGAGGATCACTCATCGCTGCAACCAACTCAGCTTGAGAGCGGAAGGTGTCACCTGCATTACGTGGAGCACTGCCAGTAAGCATCTCACCATCATACCCTACAGCATCTTGGTAGCGTGCATTCAATGCCTGTGCAGCAAAGAACATAGCAAGAGGATCACCACGATCCATCACTGCATCATACATAGCCACCTCTTGCTCGGAGAGGTTCT